AAAGGGATAAAGGCTGCCCAAGAAGCGCAGATGGTTGACGGTGAAAACCATATTCTGGACCAGAGAGAGAAACTCTACGGCAGGATCAATCCTAATCACCTCAAGCCGCTTGATCCCAACCTTCATGTCCTAGACCGCACTTTATTCGGCTTCTTCAAGCACAACGGAGACAAGAACTTCAAGTACGGTTCTATCCAGACATCTGATAATAGACTAGCTAGAGGATGGAGTAAAGTCAAGACCTATACCCCGTGCCAAGTGACCGCGATCGTCCGAGAGGAAATTGCTGAAGACATCAAACTAGGATCCTCTTCCGCCGAAGAGTCGATGAGCGTGTTCAAGGCGCTGAAAGAAGACTGGGACATCCGAAAGATCATAGACGACACCCTAAGTAAACACGAGGTCGAATTCAACGACGAGGCGGTAACGATCGAAGACCAATGGACACCGATTAAGGACGTTGAGAAGCACCACGAGGCGTTTAAAGACGCCTGGGACCGCAGAATATTCGTCAAAGGCGTAGTCGCTTGGATCAACACCGACAGGCCCACTCCTTTCGGAGCCGTATGGATGGGCCTCATGAACCCAGACAACGAAGACGAGCTAGTCCGGGTGCTGATACCGGAACAGATATCAGTCGACTTCGGTGAACTAAGCGAGGTCTACGTGTTCGGGAAGACCAAGAGGAGCAAGTACAAGAACCAAGAGGCCGCTGAAAACGCACCGGATTCAGAGAAGTACCTAGACGGAGACGTCGTCGTCAATGCGACCGGGATATTCCCCGTAGTACCGACACCAAAGGAGAGTACATCCGCAGAAGCAGGAAGCGAGCAAGAAGTCGAGGGTTGGCTTGAATAGTCAACCTCCTCACCCTTTATTAGTTATCTCATTTCATGATAATGTCATATTGGAAAGAAGATGATTGTGACCCGATTAGAGAAAATAACAGTTTATGTTTCAAAAGAAATGAAGAAATATCTTCAAAGTAGAGACGTATCCATGAGTCAATGGATTAGAACTTGGATTAGACAAGCAATTCATAGGCAAATCCATTTGAAAAATCGTTATCATAATGACAAAGGTTTTCGAAATAGAAGACACGAATCGACTAGAAATTACAAAAGGAAGGTTAGAGGAACTAAACCAGAAAATTATCGGATTGATTGAATGACTAAACTCGGGATTATTACGGCAGAAACTCTCATGGTTGAAAAGCAGGGCCAGAGAATACCCACTATAGTCCTTGTCGGTCGAGACGAGACCGGTAAGAAGAGGATGTGGCGTACGATCTTTTGGCCTTACATGTACCTCCTAGAAGAGGACTATATCCGCATTAAGGACCAGATCGGTCATTCCCTTTCAAAGTACGTCAAGGACTTTACCGGCACGACGGTTAGGTCCCTAAATAAGAAAGCATTAACTAAATTGGTCTTGACCGACAGTCTAGGATCCGTTGACGTTTCTAGATTCCTTCTCAAATACAGCAAGACGTCATTGTCTGCTCCGGTCTTTACCTATGAAGCCGACTTGGCAATGCCAACCATGCTCCCGATAAGGTTCCTGATCGACAAGGGGATAAGATCAGGGGTTAGAATTAACAAGGACGGCGGTTTAACCCCGATTGATTTCGTCGTCAATCTTAGAAAGTGGTTGCTAGACTTTGAGGCCTTGTCGGACAAACAGTGCAGTTCCGGGCCCAAGAAAGGAGATCCTATTCCTATAATGAGTTTCTATGACAACTACGTCGACACACTCTACACCCTTCTCGTCGTCAATCCCAAGTGGCCTAAATCGAGACGGGAAGGTTTTCATTACGGGTTCAAGACCGCCTATAAGAATCACTTCATCTGCGGTTTCAAGTCCGAGGGCCTTCTATTGGACGCCTTAAGACAAAGGGTCGAAGAGTTAGATCCAGATCTATTCACCGCCTGGAATCTAGATCGGTACGACATAATCAAATGGACCGATAGAATGCGGGTCAATCACTTGGACCCTAAGAGTCTTAGCCCCTTTCATAGTTTCAGTTGGAAGCGTCTTCCATACCGGATCAAGGGTAGGATCCTATTCGACCTGATGAAGGGATTCAAGAGGTTCACCGATGCGGAATTGAGGTCTTATGCCTTAGGTGCCATTTCCGAAGAGGAAGGTCTCGCTATAGATAAAATTCCTCTTAAGAAACCGACCCAATGGATATGGGACAACGATCCGAACGTTCTATTCAGAAGGAACGTTAATGACGTCTTAATCCTCAAGGCCCTTGACGACAAGTACGATCTAATCGAGATGTTCGACGATCTGAGGAGAGAATTCGGGGCCTTGTTTCACGAGGTCCTTCTCAACTATCGAGTCTTAGACACCGCCTTATTGAGGTTCATAAGTGGGGATATAGCCCTTAGTACCGCCGTCAAGACCAAGAAGAGTAAGGAATCATTCCTAGGTGCCGTCGTAATAGAACCCGTACCGGGTGAGTATGAATATATCGTCCAATTCGATTTTCAAAGAGAGTATCCTTCTCTGATCAAGGCATTCAACATTGGTCCCGAGACTTACCGGGATAAGAACTATAAGGGACCTTGTTTCACCATCACGTACAAGGGTAATATTTTCAAGTTCATCAAGTCACCTAAAAGTCTCCTATCTCAATTGATCGACTTCTTCTTCCGGAAAAGAGACGAGTATGAGGGTTACTATCAAAAGGCGATTGCCTCAAAGGACGAGATCAAGATCAAGGCGTGGTATCGTAAAGTCTTCAACATCAAGAAGATGACGAACGCGATCTATGGAGTCATGGATTATCCCTCCTTCCGTCTTTACCGGCAAGAGTGTTCGGCGGCAACCGCAATCCTTGGAAGAATAGGAATTGAACAGATCATCATCATTCTCAAACCCTTAGGTTACGATCTAATCTATGGAGACACCGACTCTAGTTTCGTCCGCCTTAAGGCCAGAACCAAGGAGGAGGCGGTTAAAGAAGCACAATGGTTAGCGGAACAGATCAATATTGGTCTAACCAAGTACTTTGTGGAGACTTACGGTCTTCCTTCTGCACCCACTGGTCTAGGTGTTAAAAAGGTCTATGATTCCTTCCTCTTGATCGCAAAGAAGAATTATGCCGGTCGTTCATTCTGGGACGAGAAGAAGGGTTACAAGGTCGACTACGACTTCAAGGGTTTAGAGGTCATAAGAAGCGATTCTAGTGACCTTGAGAAACAAGTCATAGAGAAGATCGTACGCATGGTTCTAGACGGGCATAAACCCGATACTGGAGGGGTAAGGGACGATGCGCTCCTAAGAGTGTCTTCTAGAACGTTGGATCCTCTTACGGTCTCTTACCCTCTCCAGATTTCTGGTAATCTTAAGGATTACCCTAAACCGGATAAGAATGGTAGACTCCAGATGCCCGCCCACATTAGATCTGCAGTCTATACGAACCAACATCTCAACACCGAGTTTGAAAAGGGAGATAAACCTAGACGTTTGCCAATCGTTGATACAATGGATATTAGTACGGGCCAATCGACTCTCTTTCAGAATGAGGTCATATTCCCCTCCCAATGCGAGTGGAACGGTTTTAAGTTCAGATTAGGCGGCATCTCGATCACGGAGGATTCAGACATTCCGGACTGGTTCATCAAGAGGATAGACTGGGCCAGGATAAAGAAACGTCTTACCGGTAAAATAGACAAGATCATGGGATTGATCAAGGTTGGAGTGGACGCCTAAACAGATCCAAGTCCTTAAGGACAAGTTCGAGAAGGTCAGTTGGACCGAGATGAAAGGCCTCTTTCCGGGCGTCAGCAAGGAGGTCATATATAAGAAGGCCAGGTCGTTGGGCCTCAACAGGTCCAGTCTATCGACATCTAAGGGAGGGTATCTCAACTACGCCATGTGCCATCGAGACGGCAGGATCCTTAGATCTGAAATTCGATGGGTTAATGGAAGACCGACTTGCCCTAGGTGTTGGAAAAGATTGAGATTAAACCCTCGATCCAGCGAATATAAAGGAAAGAAGAGAAATGTTGAAATTCGACCTCAATAAGTGTTACATTGCTTACCTGAGTTTCCCCTTTAGTAGTAATCCAAGGGATATGACGGAAAAGGCATGTTCGATTGGCAGAAAGATAATGGAGAAATACCCGAACATCTTCGTCGTCGTACCCCATTCCTCTGTGGACATTACCATGTTTGGTCCGCCAAGAGAATGTATGAAGGACTACGGCGTTAGAGAACATAGTCTTGCACCTCAAATAGAATTTACCATTTTATCTAAAATTGACATTTTCATTCAAGGGGTTCCGGACGACCCTTCTGTCTCGATGGGTTGCATCTGGGAACATTCCTTTGTTCTCTGGTTGAATAGAACTCGAAAGAAACAGGTCATTATGCTAATTCCTAAAGACTTACTAGGTGAAGGTTATGAAGACGAGTGAAATGGCCGAAGAAATGAGAAAGACTTTGACCGGTTTAGTCGACATATTTCTAGATCGTAATCTTCAGTATGCCGGAGAAGAGGATTGGGCCGCCAATTTCACTAGGAATGCCGAGTTGAATAGGATCCTTAGAATAGATAGGATCATTACCAAGTCATACGGCAAAGCCTTAACCTTTGTCGCCGATAAAGTTGACCGGGCCATTAACGGAATCATTCTAACAAACGAGGGGAAGAAAGGTATGACTCACATCGGGGATTCAATTGATGACGCTATAGTCTACCTTTTGATAACTAAGATGCTCCTGAAAGAAGA